AGATTTAGACTATACAATGGATGTAAATCAGATATTCGATAATCTTTATGCGGAAGATAAGTAATGGCTGTTTCAAACTCCCGAGATTTTAATATTGATGTAGCTGAAGCTATTGAAGAGGCTTACGAGCGTTGTGGGGGTGAGGGTAAAACAGGGTATTCTTTAAGAAGCGCAAGGCGTTCTTTAAATATCATGTTAGCAGAGTGGGCTAATAGAGGCATTAATTTGTTTACTGTTGAACAAGTTACTACAACGCTAACATCTGGAACTGCAAACTATACTTTAGGTATAGATACTATAGATATTCTTGAGATGGTTATTCGTCGTAGTGGTGTGGATACTTCTGTAGATAGAATATCACGAAGTGCATATTTAAACCTACCTAATAAAACAAGCACTGGAAAACCCTCTCAGTTTTTTGTAGATCGTCAAGTAAACCCTGTTCTATATTTATGGCAAACTCCTGAAAACTCTACTGATCAGATTATCTATTATCGGTTAGTAAGAATTGATGACGCAGATAGTTATACGGATGATTTTGACGTGCCGTTTAGATTTTATCCTTGTTTAGTATCTGGTTTAGCATATTACCTATCTATTAAAGTAGCACCAGATAGAGTTGCACTTTTAAAATCTATGTATGATGAAGAATTCGCTAGAGCAGCCTCAGAAGACAGAGACCGCACCAGCCTTCAATTAGTTCCGAGAGTGTTGAGTTAGATGGCTTTCGCTAGAGGAAAACATGCTTTTTTCATTTCAGATCGAAGTGGAATGAGATTTCCATATCCTGAAAGAGTTCGTGAATGGACGGGTTTAATTGTTCACACTTCAGAATTTGAAGAAAAACATCCTCAGTTAGAGCCTAGCAGACATGTTTCAGATGCTGTAGCGTTAAAAGAATCGCGTCCTGATACAAATAATATATTTAACGCTAAATTCCAATTCCCAGTTTTAAATGAAACTACTCTTAGATTTGAAGACCCTTTTCCAGTTGCCCGAGGTCAAATAGGTACAGTTACTTTTGGTGGTAATGTAATTACACCAACTAGCGCGATCGCAGCAGGCGTTACGGGAACGGGTTTAGTAGGCACTGTTACCGCATCAGGCACAGGAACAGCTATAGCTGGAACATATACGGTTACTGTTGCGTCTTATTATGGCGCAAATAAATATTACTTAAATTCGTCTTTACAGTTAACAGTAAATTTAAGTGAGGGGTCAACATATAGATTTGATCAATCAGATAGCAGTAATTCTGGCCACCCCTTGAGATTCTCAACTACTTCCAATGGCACTTGGGCTGGAGGATCACAGTACACCACAGGAGTTACTACTAACGGCACTCCTGGAAATGCAGGAGCGTATACTCAAATAACGGTAGCTTCTGGCGCACCAACATTGTATTACTATTGCACAAACCATAGTGGTATGGGCGGACAGGCGAATACACCATGAGCTATACATATACTCAATTAAAAGCATCTATACAAGATTATACAGATAATAATGAAACTACTTTTATTTCTAACTTAAATAGATTTATAGAATCTGCAGAGCAACGTATTTTTTCGACTGTAGATTTAGAGTATTTTCGTAAGAACGTATCTGGAACAATGACTTCTGGTAATCAGTTTTTAGCAGTTCCTGACGACTATCTTGCATCTTTTAGTCTTTCAATAGAAAATTCTAGTTCTAAAGAGTTTCTACTTCAAAGAGATGTAAACTTTCTTCAAGAGTACAACCCTAATTCCTCAACAACGGGGGTTCCTAAGTATTACTCATTGTATGATATAAACACCTTTATAATCGCGCCAACACCGAATGCTAATTTTTCTACAGAACTTCATTACTATTATCGTCCTGTTGGTTTAGCAGATAGTAAATTCACTCTTACAGTTAGTAATGTAACTGGAACTTTCGTTAATAATGAAACGATAACAGGCGGAACAAGTGCAGAAACTACAACTATTAATTCAATCACTTCCGCCACACAATTGGTTGTTATAATTCCTACTGGAACATTTACTGTAGGTGAGACAGTAACAGGAGGAACAAGTGGTGCTACAGGAGTGGTTGTATCTACTTCTGCGGATACCACTTTAACGTGGGTAAGTGAAAATGCTCCAAACGCCATATTGTACGGTAGTTTGTTTGAAGCATATACTTACATGAAGGGCGAACCCGATATGTTGGAGCTATACAATGGAAGGTTTTCCGAAGCTCTCTCAAGAATAAAAGATCTAGGAGAAGCTCGCGAAAATACAGATGCTTATAGGGACGGGTTAGTAAGGATGAATAGAACATGAAAAAAGTTAAGAATGAATTAAAAGGAAAATCTATTGCTATCGTTGGTTTAGGTCAAACTTTTTCTGATTTTGTCAATGCTAAAATAAACTCAACTAAATTTGATGAAGTATGGGGTATTAATAGCATAGGAGCTATTCTTCACGTAGATCGTACTTTTATGATGGATCCTGTTTCTAGGTTTTTAGATAGTGAGCTGGCTGGAAGTCAAACAGGTGTTGGTAGAGAATTTTTAGAGAAAAACAAAGCACCTATTTATTCTTGTGAGGAAGATAAAAGAGTTTCCCAAATACTACTGTACCCTTTAGACGAAGTTGTTAAAAAACTAGGTTTCTGTTATTTCAATAACACAGTTGCTTATGCTGTTGCATTTGGTATTTATAACGAGGTAGCAAGTATCAGCTTTTATGGCATTGATTTTACATATAAGTCAAATGTAGCTTTCGCGGAAGCGGGTAGAGCTTGTGTAGAATTTTGGTGCGCTATAGGGGTGACCAAAGGAGTCAAAATACAAGTTTCTCAAAACTCTTCTCTTCTAGACTCTAATGTTCCCGAAAACGAAAAGTTATATGGGTATCACAGATTAGACGACCCGTTAGTCCAGAGATTTTCTGAAAAAGGTCTTATGATTGTACCGCAAACGTCTTTAAGTTCTCCTGAGCCGGAAGAGTTTACAAAAACTCAACAGACAGAGGGAGTTTTAATTGGAAGACACGACATAGAGGGCGTGACATATCGCGCAAACGGACGTGCTTGATTTAGGTAATGCAGAAGTTGGTAATGTGAGTGTTATGACCTCTAGCGAGGGAGGTCTATCTAATGAGCAAGTTGTAGATCTAGTTTTAGATAAAATTCTGCTTGTTTCTAATAATGCTCCTCCTGTTATAAAAGAACAGGCACTTGTTTATAAGAATCAAATACGAGAAGTATTATATTCGTATGTTGAATTTACAAAAAGACAAGAAAGAGCTACGATAACGCAGACTTTGTTGAAAGCGGGTCATGAAGATCTAGCTAATATTATAAGGAGACTGTAATGGCAATCGCACAAGCAATGTGTACAGCATTTAAAAAAGAGTTGATGCTCGGAACACACAATTTCGCAACAAATGGTAATGCTTTTAAGATAGCTCTGTACGCAGAGGGCGGTGGAGGTAAATCTAGCACCACAGCCACTCTTGGCGCAGCAACGACAACGTACACCACAACGGGAGAAGTAGCTAACAGCGGTTCTTACGCGGCGGGTGGTGGCACTCTTACTAAAGTTGCTCCAAGCACTTCTGGGACTACAGCTCTTACTGATTTTGCAGATATTAGCTTTACTACAGCTACAATTACTGCAATGGGTGCGTTGATATACAACGACACTAACGGTGATAAAGCTGTTGCGGTATTAGATTTTAGTTCTAACAAAACATCTACTTCAGGAACTTTTACAATTCAGTTCCCTACAGCGGATGCGAGTAACGCTATTATCCGAATAGCCTAATGGGGTAGATCTATGGGTCTTATTGCTGGCTGGGGACGAGGAACTTGGGGAGAAGGTGCTTGGGGCGCTGTTCTCGCTGTTTCAGTTACTGGCGTACAAGCAACAGGAACAGCAGGAAATGTAACTTCAGATGCCTCGGCTGTTTTTGCAGTCACAGGGGTTGTAGCAACAGGAACAGCAGGAAATGTAACTTCAGATGCCTCGGCTGTTTTTGCGGTAACGGGTGTAGCTGGGACTAGCGCGTTAGGAAGTGAAAGTGTAACCGCTGGGTCATTGGTAGTTCCAACAGGAGCAGCAGCGACAGGAGCGGTTGGAAGTGAAAGTGTAACAGGCACAGCAACTTTCGCGGTTACAGGTAATTCTAGTACTGCAACGCTAGGCACGGGAACGGTAGCTCCTATTCAGTCAATAGGTGTGTTCCCAACAGGGGTTACGGCAACAGGAGCGGTGGGAGAAGAAGTACTTTACAGACCAATCGTTCCATCACAAACACCTAACTGGGCTGGTGTAACGGTGTCACAAACACCAAACTGGACAGATATAGCAGCGTAAGGACAGGAAAATGGCAAGCACCTATGTAAATGATTTAAGACTTAATGAATTAGGTACTGGCGATGGTTCTGGTACTTGGGGAACTACAACCAATACAAACCTTGAGCTTATCGGGGAAGCATTAGGCTTTGGTACAGAAGCCATAACTACAAATGCTAATACTCATACAAGCACAGTGGCTGATGGATCTACAGACCAAGCTAGGGCTATGTATATTAAGTATACAGGTGCTTTAGACTCAAACTGTACGATTACTATTGGCCCTAACACTAATAGCCGAGTTCATATAATTGAGAACGCTACCACGGACAGTGGTAGCTCTGGTCCGTATAGCATCCTTATTAGTCAAGGATCTGGGGCCAATGTAACCATACCAA